AGAGAACCTATTGCGTCATGTTTGGCTGCCTCCAAATAATCAAAGCTCTTTTGGTAATCGTCTTTGCTCGCTTGAGACAGGGTGTCCCAGCGCGGGCATTCCTGCTGGAACCACCTTACCAGAGCGCCTAGCGTTCCTTCTGCATATGATGGGCTTCGGTCGCGCGTCTCAGCATGAAGGTGTTTGATACGAAAGTCATGGCTTCGGAGCTCGCGGTCGAGCTGCTCACGCGTTCCCTCAAAGCCCTTGAGAAGGCTCTCGCCCGTGAGGCGGTATGAAACATACCATTTCCCACGGGACCGCCGAATATTGAGACCTTTAAGCGGCACCCTTACCACCACTGAAGAAATCCTCGATTTTGATGACCGAAGATTGTTTAACATTCGGGTCGAGAGATGACATCCATTCATCTAGCCTTTGGCGAAGATATCTATGGCCCCATGTGGATTGAGTGTATTTCAGGGGGCGGACTGGGCAAATCTCCTTGAAGAGATCGACCGACAGGCCGCAGTATGCCGCCGCCATTTTCTGGTTCATTGCCGCCGGCCAGTAAGGGAGCGTGTTCTCTGTCACCGGCTCTCCCCCTCAGTCTTTTCGTTCGCGGGTGGAACATCTAGGCGACCAGACTGTTGTGGTGTCGGGCCATTGTTCCTGTAACGGCCTAGAGGCTCATCGCACACCCCGTGATGGGCCTTTGATACGTTTGCACCACTGGTCACCGGCTCTCCCCCTCTGCTTTGATCGGGCCAACCTCGTCGTCGGCTACCTTCACAAGCTCGACATTCGCCCGCAGCTCAGTTCCCCATGGTCTATCGCTGTCAATAGCCCAAGAAACGTATGCTACCTTCCACTGCTGGCCGGCAATGTTGATATATTCTCCTTGGCGGGGAACCGCCGCGCTACGGCAAACATCAATGATGCCGCCGCCGCGTTGATAGAACTCGATCCGGTTCAGAGGTTGCTCTCTCATTCCCCGTCCCTCCCATCGGTCTGCTTTGCGGTGAGGGCGGCGAAAGCTGCTTCAATAGCTTCACGGGCTTCTCTAGGCTCTAGATGGAACGGTTGGTAGTTTTCGTCTTCTCCGAGAATTACGGCATCGCATGCGGCTTTAATCATTGCTTCCGTAACGGTGATAGAAGCTATGATGTCACGTGAAGCGCCGCGATATTCAGCCGCGTGCGGCGACGGCCAATCCACCTCATGCTCTGGGGAGAACCGCTCCCATAGAATTTTGGCGATTGTTTCGCTCAGCGCCGTCCCATGCGCCCCGCCTTCCGTTGCCTCTGGCTTTGGCTCGGCTATTGACAAAATCGCCTTCGTGACGACAGAAATCATATCCTCGTGGTATCCGGGATAATATCTGCCACCAACCTTAGCCCTGAATTTTTTTATCGCTGATTTAGCGGCGTCAGCGTAGAGCGCCTTCACGCTCACCGTCAGTTCTTCCTCGCGCTTCATGGCTTGGCCTCCGTGGAGATGCAGTCCATGCCGGTCAGGAAATCGTTCATGGCGAGGCTGGGCTTGAGGGCTTTCAGCCGATCGAGCAGGACGTTGCCCTGGTTATGAAGGGCCGGATGGCTGGCGCATTCTGCCTGCCAATCGCGGATCATCTTCTCCACGTCCGCCTTCATGATGGTGTCGCCGCTCAGCTCTGCCGCGCTGACCGTTAGTTCTTCGCCGTGCTGTGTCATGCTGCTCTCCCAGAGAATAGAGGCGCGTCGGTTTCAAGCCTAGTTTTGGCCGCTTCTGCAAATTCAGGCTTTCCTTCAATAAGGATCGCGTTTCGGCCGTGTCGCTGCGCCGCTACGCCCGTTGTTCCACTGCCTGCGAAGATGTCGAGCACCGTTCCTCCCTCTGGGCTGCTGTAAAGCAGGAGAGGTTCGACGACGCCTAGCGGCTTCTGTGTCGGGTGGACGGCCCGACCGTGTTCAGATCGGCAGTAAATGACGCTGCGCATGAGGCGATCGCCGCCTTCTTCGCTCTTGAATGATCCGGCACCGATTTCGCCCATATGGGCTGGGCCCTTCTTGCGCCTCACCGAGCGGGCTACAGCATCAGGTGTATATTGCGGGTCTTTGTAGACCCCTTCCCATGGCGCGTCGGCCCGATAGAAATGCAGGGCGTTTTCGTGGACACGCTTGAACCTGTCAGCTTGGAACCCGGAGCCGTTGTGCTTTTCCCAAACGATATCCTGCGCCAGTTTCCAGCCTCCGAACTCCGCAACGTGATCGAAGAACACGCGCGTTGATCCAAACACCCACATGCTTCCGGTCGGCTTCAGGAGGGGAAGGACACGCGATGGCCATCCAAGCGGCCACTTGTCCCACTCGAGCGATGTTTCCCCGTAGGGCGGATCAGTAAGGATGCAATCGACGCTTCCGCTTGGGATCGTATCAATCACATCGGCAAAATCAGCGTTGATGATTTCCACGCTCACGATGGCGATCCTTCGTTTATCCGGTAGAGGGGGCGAGGCGGGAGCGGAGTCTTCTCGGAACGGCGGGCGGATTTCTCGGACTTGGGGAAGCCAGCGGAGCGGATGGACTGCTTTGGACGAAGGACGCCAGACGCCTTATCGCGCTGTCTGTCACTCTTGCGGATCTGCTTGATGTCGTTGCGTGTTTTAAACTTGTGGCACTGCACACAGATCGCGAGCGCGTTCTCCAGGCTGTTATCGCCGCCGAGAGCATCCGGCACTGCATGATCGAACTGTACGCCTAGAGACAGGCTGCAGTTGCAACGCTGGCCTTCCTCAAAGCCGTATCGCGGCCCTGATGCCTCGCACTTGAGGCCGGATCGATCGAGGGCGGCGCGTTTGGTGGCGCGGGTGAATTCCTGTCGGCTCATGCTTCACCTCGCAATGCCGCGAGCATGACGTTGTGCTTCGCCCTGCGGATATCGTTCACGCGGCAGTGGCGACGGCTGGCTTCACGTTCGGCTTGGTCGAGGTAGCGAAGCTCTGGCATTGCGCGGTACAGGCGGCGGCGTGCCTGCCAGGATTGCCAAGAGGCGAGGGCGCGCCGGATTAGCTTGTTCATGCAACCCTCCTGTCGTTCGCGCCTTCATGGAAGCCGCCGCGGATCGTTTCGGTTAGGTGGATACCGTTCGCGTCACAGAAGGCGATCGCGTAGGTGATGAGGCTTGCAGCGCGGCCGACAGACATGCGGGCCGTGCTTTCGCGGATGTTGACGAACTCGCCTTCCAAGCCTGGAACGAACTCGACTTCCCCTGTGGTCGCCTTGGTGTGGCCGGACACGAGAAGAACCTTCCATTCCTCGGCGTTACGACGCTTCCCGCCCCACATCATGTGTGACCGGGAAATGTCCGTGCAGATCGCGTGAAACTTCGCGTTCTGGTCTCCGCTTCTCGTCTTGGGGCCGAGAGTGACCGAGCTTCCTTCATCTGCCGCATAGATAGCTGCCGCGGCATTTTCCCGAACTCGGTCGTTGATGAGGACGTACCGCTGTTTTTCGGTCATCAGCGGAACTCCGGCGCAAACGGGATATCGTCGTCTAGATCGCGAGAGAAGTTGGCTGGCTGGCCAGCTGCGTCGTCCTGCTCGTAGCTATTCCGTCCCTGCGACTGCTTGCTGTCGCCGTTAGGCCCGTCTAGCATCTGCAGTTTGGCGTCAAAGCCCTGCAACACGACTTCGGTGCTGTACCGATCGGCCCCGCTCTGATCCTGCCACTTGCGGGTGGCGAACTTACCCTGAACGAGAACCTTGCTTCCCTTGCGCAGATAGGCCTCAACAACCTTGCAAAGCCCTTCGGAGAAGATGACGACGGGAACCCATTCCGTCTTTTCCTTGCGCTCGCCGCTGTTCTTGTCCCTCCACGTCTCGGAGACGGCAAGCCGCAGGTTAGCGATGGGCGTCCCGCCTTGTGTACGACGGATTTCGGGATCGGCACCCAATCGGCCGGTAACCGTGACTTGATTGAAATCGCTCATGTTTAAGCCGCCTCTTTCCGCTGTTCCACGTACTGGCCTGAAGCCTTATCGAAGTTGAGCCCGAGCGCCTTGGAGCGATCGTGCACCATGCCGGCGACATCGCGGCCAGCCGTGCGGGCTCGGTCCAGAACGCCGTTGAGGTGTTCCGCACTGTTGATCTTCGGCAGGTTTTCCGAGAACCAATCGACCTCCTGCTTATGCTCAAGCTGGGCTTCTGATAGCTCGTTCAGGCCGTCTTTGATCTTGGTTATGATGCCGGCAAGGCACGTCGGGTAATCCGATGCCTCAGCGCTTGGCACCGCCATTTCGCCCAAGCCTGCGGGGTCTTTACCGAACGCTGTTTCAGTAGGCGAGAAAACGAGATAGCGCTGTTTGCTGATGATCGAGATACGGGCAATCACATCGCTGTCAGTCAGGACAAGGTCTTTCGACCCGCCAGAGATTTTCAGACGCTCCTTTATGGAGTCGCCGTCCTTCTGTTCGTCCATATGAGCGATCAGAACGACATCCTTGCCAAAGCCGCGTAGGAGCTTAAGGAATGCCGAGAAGCGGACGCCAAGCTGTCCCCACCCTTGCTGGCTTAGAGCGCCGCCGTGAGACAGTCGGGAGTTTCCGCGAATGATATCCTGCGCCAGAACATCCAGCGCCTTACCAACCGTGTCGATGATGATCGTGTCATAGCCAGCAACGTCGGCTTCCGTGATGCCGGCGACATCGCGCCAATCGGAAACCTGAACGGTGTCCTTGCGATCAACGGCGCGGTGAGCACCCTTGTCGAAGTCTAGCAGAAGCGGCCGGGACGCGGTAAACGCTAGGCTGGTTTTCCCGAGTCCTGGCTGCGAATAGATCGTGAAGCACAAGGTATCGACCTTGATAAGCTCGTCGGAGCGCGTAACTTTGATAGGCATCACTTCACCCTTACGGTAAGGCCACACTCGCCCATGACGAGCTGTGCGCCGGGGATTGCGTTCCCGCTTTCGAGAGCGGTCTTGATTTCTGCTGTGAGAGCCTTGCGCTCGGTCTTGAAGAAGCCTTGGGGCAGGGCGTCGAGGTCGGTCACGTCCACGGACACACGCTGCTTGGTGATCGACAGCGTGGCCTCGGGAAGCGTGATCTTCTCCTGCTGCGCTGCTTCCATGAGCTGCAGGATGATCTTGCGGCCGCTCTTGCCCTGCTGTTCGAAGCGCTTGGCGCGCTCACCAATTTCTGACTGCCGCGCCTTGGTAGCCTCTTTCATGCTTTCGGCGTCACGGACGAAATCGACCAGCTTGGCCAGGATACGGTCTAGGTTGGTTTCCCCTTCCAGCGTATCCGCCAGGAGATCGGCGTCTTCCGTGATCTCGGGATAGATCGCCTTGAGCGCTTCGATCTGCTTGCGGACAATCTGAGCGTCGTTGAAAAGATAGGACATTATGCGGCTTCCTTCTGCTCGGCGCGGCGTTCGCAGTCCTCGGCAATCTCAGCGCGGCTGTCGTAGAAATCGGCGTGCTCGTCGCGCTGTTCCGCCTGCTGGAGCAGGTACGACTTGCGCGGCTCCTTTTCGGTGACGGCTTCAACGCGGTATTCAGCGGCTACGGCCCGTGCAACAGCGGCGTATGCGCGATAGTCAGCGGACGGAAGCATGTTCAATCTCCTGTTCGTCGAGTGCGATTTTTCGGGACTGTTCCG